CTAACTACTAAACCAAGTGCTTCTGTGTCACTTGCTTTGTAACCATTTACATATGCTTTTTCTTTGATTGCATCTAGCAATGTTGGAAGTACTTGAGCAATCATTTGGTCAGTACTTTGTGTTGTGTCAATTTCAATATTCATTTGTTTCTCCTTTTTAAATGTCATTGTTTCGTTCTTCATATAGTTATTATAACAACATGGGTTATAAATACAACCCTTTGTGAAGAAATATATTAAATATTTTTAGAAGGGCAAATCATCATCACGCTCATCAATCCAAGTTTGATCGCCTGTATATAGTTGTTCTGCATATTCTTGACCTGCAGTTTTTTTAAATCCATAGTGTTCAAAAAATTTATACTCATTGCCAAACTTTGTATGCAGTTGTGCATGATGAAAAACACATAAAGGTATTGCTTGGTTGTCACCTGCTTTCAGAGACCACCCACGCTTACCATCACTAGGCTTTAACAAATGATGTGCTTGTATAGAACCATTGCAGGACAAGAAGCCTGACCTACTTATAAAGCAAGGCAGGGTTCTTACCCACATGAGATGTTTTTGATTAACAAGTCTTTTAGACATTTAGAATGGCAATTTTTCCTCTGCTTCTTTTACAAAGATTTCATCATCCTTTTCAACAAGTTGACATGAAGTAAAAGGCAGTCCGTCTTTAGCTTCTTTTTTACGACCATAAAATTTGTAAACTTTTCCATCAACAGTGACATTGCCACTTATATCAGGACTATCTTCAGAAAACTTTTGTTCGTTTACAAAAACTAAGCCAACTGACATAACTAGTTCTAATTTTTTTTGACCTAAATTATTTTCACTTTCTATAAGTGAAAAATATCTTTTTTCGTCTTTGCTTGTATTACCATCAGCAATTTTCCACAACATAGACCCCTTTCTTAGTATTTGTGCGTTATTATCAACCCACAATGCACCACTCTTTTCTTTTTGTTCAAATTTCTTTTCTTCTGACATTTTATACCTCGCTTTTAATTATCAGTTTATATTTCCAACCACTACTGTTGTTATAGTCTCTTTTCTTTTCTAGAACCTCGCCCATAGGCAATTCATATTTTTGTCTATATGTAGGTTTTCTAAAATCACGCATTGATGCAGTGAGTGCACTTTCACTACATGACTTATTAAATTTATTTAGAATAAATTGTCGCAATTCGTGTGGTTTCCACCAGTTGCCTTGTGACATAGCCATGTAAACGCAATCATGCAATGTGTATTTATTTTTCTTTTGCATCACCACCCTCATATAATGCAATAAGTCTTTCATATGATTCTTTGATCTCACCATTACTAGCATCTTTTGCTTTTTTTATAGTTTCAACATTTGCTTTGTAAACTTTTTTACTAAGAACATTTTTGGCATCTTTCATCATTCTTCCACAATGTTTTAAGTAATCTTCTTCACTATCACTAGATAGCACTACTTTTCCATTTGTTCCTATCATTTTGTATTTGCCTTTATCTCTTTGCATTGCAGTTTCACCATCATCATCAGAAGAACCTATACCACATGCCATAGACAAGCTATACCTACGACTATATGTAAGTGCTGAACCAAATGCTTGTGGGTCATGTTTATCAGCAGGTACAAATACTTCACCTGCACTAAGTTGTGCTGAATGACCATAAAAAATAGTTTCACAAACAGCACCTGTTTCGCTATGTTTACTATTTTGTTGAAAGTAAATTCCATTATTGTTTAGTGGTTCTTTTACTGTATTTATCACCTGCTCTAATGTTGCATAACCACTTTTAAAAAAGGGATTGTTTGCATCTTTTGTAGCATGTGCTATTTCTTTTTGTGCTTGTAATAAAGCGTCTATCAAGTTATTCATATTTATTTCCTTATGTATTCAAATCAAATAATAATGTGGCACCTTTTTTTTCAGTGTCACTCCATTGGTTCATAAAATCTTCATTAGATATGTCAGGTTCTAAACAGGACATAGCACAGACCTCATGAATATCACTAGAAAATGATAGCAACTGCCACATCTTCATTGCAATTCTTCGCATGTTTTTGATGTTATCTTCAACATTTATAACTTCTTTACTTATCAACTCTCGTTTGTACTTTGTCACATACACATAATCTACATATGGTTTTTTACTAGTAGCTAATGCGTACATGCTTAATTGATTTTGATAATCTGTTTTAATTATTTCTTTTGGCATTTGACCTGTTGTTTTTAAGTCTCTTACAGAATCTTCATATAACAAATCTACTATGCCTTTAAATGGAATAGGTAAATCAAGATAGATCTCTACCCATTCTTGACATGCTACTGGTTTACCAAATTGTTTATATATAGGTATTATTTTTTCTAAAACTTCACCCACAGTTATTTGTTTTTCTAAGCATTTAGCAAAGTCATATTGTGCTTTTTCTTCTTCTATTTTTTTATATATTTGGTCGTATTCATTCATTGCTGAATCTATACAATCATTTATAGAAGCTGATGTCATTACACCCATTGTTATGCCTTGTTCTATAGCAATACCATATGACATAGCAGGGGAAAAAATCTTATCTCTATAACCTGCAATATTCACCAACCATTTAGCAGGGTTTTTTCTAAATTTATTTATGGCTGAAGGACTAAGGTACTTAATCCCATACTTTTCAAATGCTTTATCGTTTGTTTTCATATTATCAAATTTCAATTAGTTGAGTGTTAGTATAAGGACAAACTGGGTTAATTGCAAATACTATGCTAGACTAGACATTATGAAACTATCAGAATGGCTTAAAAAAGAAGGTCTAACACATGATGATTTTCTATTGTTTCTAGAAAACAATAATACCCATGTTAGCAAAGGCGCAATTGATAAATGGTGTAATGGACAAAGAATACCAAGAAAAGATGACATGCGTAAAATTTGTACAGTAACAAATAATGAAGTAACAGCAAATGACTTTTATGATGTCTAGGACTTGAATTTTTGTCCTAACTAGCCCAAAATGTCTGAATGTCAATTCAAGCATTATCGTGGTGTATAAAAAAAGATATACCAAATCCAACAGCAAAATTAGTTTTAATGATACTTTGCAATTATGCAAATGAAAATAATTCTAGTTACCCAAGTGAAAAACATTTAGCAAAACTTGTAGGTGTTTCAGACAGGTCTATACGAAGATGTACAAGCTTGTTAGTTGAACTAGGATTGTTAAAAATAGAGCAAAGACTAGGAACAAGCAATTTATATACCCTTCTACTAGGGGTGGACACTGATGTCCAAACCGTTAGGACACCCACGACCTATAATACTAAAGAAGATACTAAAGTTATTAAAGATAAGGGGGTGGACAAATATGACCAAGATTTTAAAGACTTTTGGGATTCATATCCAAGAAGAATTAATAAACATCTTACTCATCAAAAATGGTTAGTAGCTATCAAAACTATCACACCAAAAAAATTGACAGTTTGTGCAATACGTTTTGCAAATGAAAGTAAAAATAATAAAACAGAAGAAAAGTTTATACCACACCCAAGTACTTGGTTAAATCAACGCAGATACTTGGATTATGAAAATCAAAACATAGAGATCAAAAAACAATCATTGAATAACCTAGCAGGATAAATTATGAATATTGAAATTAAATTAAGAAATGAAGGAATAGTATTAAAAAATACAGAAGTCGGTACACAAAAAATCAAATGTCCAAGTTGTCAACCAAGCAACCACAACCCAAAAGATAATCCACTAGCATTAACAATAGAAGCTACTGGTAATGTTGTGTGGTTTTGTCATCATTGTGAATACACTGGTGGTTTTAATCCAAATGGAAATGTAACGACATCTAGAATAAATAGACCTGAAAAAATATATGTACCACCTGTAGTACCTAAAGATTTACAAAAACCAAATAAAATGTATTCGTTTTTTGCTAGTAGGCATATTAGCAAAGAAACTGTTGATGCTTTTGGTATTTATATGGAAAACGATTATTGGATTGGGTTGCCATATTTCAATTTGAATGAAGAAATAGTAAATGTTAAATATAGAAGTGCTGATAAAAAATTTAAACAATCACCAAATGGTAAAAAGTCTTTATACAATTATGAAAGGGTACATAAAGAAAATACTATTATATTTGTAGAAGGTGAAATGGATTGTTTAGCATTGTATGAAGCAGGATATACAAATGTTACAACTCTACCTGATGGTGCACCCAAAAATGCTAATTTACGTGAAGACGATAAAAGATTTTTACCACTTAAAAATTGTAATCTACAAGCAACAAAAGTTATTTTATTTGTTGATAATGATTCTGCAGGTAACAGTTTGCACAAAGAATTACTACATAGGTTTGGTAAAGACATTTGTTGGTATGTTGAAAGACCACAAGATTGTAAGGATGCAAATGATATATTAATAAAACATGGTGTTGAAAAACTTAAACAAGCAATTACTAATGCAGTACCTTATCCGATTGATGGTCTTTATAAAAGTGGTGATTATACTGGTGCTGTTCTTGATTTATACAATGGCAACTATGTAAAACCTGTAGAGATCGGTTATCCAAATCTAGACGAAATCTACAAGATTATGAAAGGTACGTTCCATGTAGTAACTGGTATACCTAATCATGGTAAAAGTTATTTTTTAGATATGATTTTGATTAAACTGGCTAGAACCTATGGTTGGAAGTTTGCTTTGTTCTCACCTGAACATTCAACACAAATGCATCTAAGAAGAATGGTACAGATGGTAGTTGAGAAACCATTTGATATTGGCGAAACAAATAGAATGTCTACCAGTGAACTTAAAGATGCAATGCATTTTTTAGATGAACATTTCTTTTTTATAGAAACTAAAGATGAAGTACCAACCATTGAACAAATATTAACAATAAGCAAAGGTGCTATTTTAAAACATGGTTGTAATGGTGTGATTGTTGACCCATTCAATGAAGTAAATGCAACGCGTACTGGTGGTAAAAGAGAAGATGAACACATTAGGGATTTCATATCTAAGTGCAAAAGATTTGCAAGGGTACATGATATTGTTTTTTGGGTAGTAGCACATCCAACGAAGTTACAAAAAATGGGTGATGGTGGTTATACCCCACCTACTGCATATGATATTAGTGGTGCTGCACATTGGAATAATCAGTCAGATGTAATACTTACTGTGCATAGAGATTTTGATGATAACACCAGTGAAGTTATAACTAGGAAAATAAGGGAGCAAGACCTATATGGGAAAATAGGTAGTGCTAAGTTTAGTTTTAATAGTCAAAAAAGAATATTTGAACCCTTTGATGAATATTTTGGAAATATGGATTTACCACCACATTGGACTGATTAAATACACAAGGGTTGTCATGCAATAGTTTTGTGTATAAGATAACCCAATATGGATATTTTATATAAAAAAACAGAAGATATAGTTCCCTATTTCCAAAACCCAAGAATTATTTCACAAAGTGCAATTGATGAAGTTGCAAAATCACTGCACAAACATGGATTTCAACAAGCAATAGTTGTAGATGAAAACAATGTAGTAGTTGCAGGACATACTAGATTACTTGCTGCAAAAAAACTTGGTATAGATGAGGTTCCATGTAAGGTCTACACTGATAATGAAATAAACATTAATGCATATAGATTAGCTGATAACAAAGTTGGCGAACTTACTGGTTGGGAAGACAAGATTCTTGAATTAGAATTAGAAAAATTAAAAGGTATTGATGTAGCAGGTTTTAAACCAAATGAAATTGAATTTACGCCTTTTGACACAAGTTTTAGTGATGTTAAGATAGATGAGGCTGAAGTTGGTTATAGTGCTTCTGATTTAACTACACAACAACCAATAACATTTTATTTAGAAAAAGAAGATAGAGCAGAAGTTATGAAAATTTTAGAAACAGTAAGAGATGAAAAAGATTTACAAACTAAAAACAATGCACTGCTTCACATAATGAGGAAACACAAATGATATTAATACCCAATCCACAACATGCAGATATAATAGACCAAACAGATACCATGTACCCAACTGAAATGATCTCTATATCAGATGATTTTGTTATAGATGCAACAGTAGGAAATATGTATGGTTTTTGCACTAAAGGTACTTTTGCAATACATGGTGAGCAAACTTGGACAATAAACGAAGATGATTTTTTTACAATAAAAACACAATTGAATGGTGAAACGCCTATAGAGATGTTAGAAGAAGGTCAATTATTTGTAATAGTCAGGCATGGTTTTAGAGGTATAGATATGGTTGGTCACTCTGAAAAAAGTGGTAGATTGTCTTACATAGATGGTTGTACAGATTCATTATTAGTTATGCCACCAAGATTAGGTGACCCATGTTTAAACTATTTACACTTTCCAATGGGCATTGACCAAACACAACATTTACACCCTAGCATTAGAATGGGTATCGTAATAGGTGGCAAGGGTGAAGCATTCCAAAAACCTGAAGGTAAAAGAGAAGGATGGGAAGAAGATTTAAAAAAAGGCATGATGTTTTGTTTAGAAGAAGGTGAGGTTCATAGTTTTAGAACTGCTGAAAACTATATGGACATTATTGCATATCATCCTGATTCTGATTTTGGTCCTAGCGATACAAACCACCCCATGTTAAATAGAACTTATATAAATCATGGTAAAAGCTAGGTTCTAGGGTATTAACCCTAGTGCAAGAAGCTAATCATGAGCCTTAGAGAAGGTTAATTTATGGGAAAAATAGCAAAAAAACGTGATATAGAGACAGATGTATACACGTTAGCCTTAGAACGCATTAACAGAACATATGATATTTTTGACAATGTAGTTGTCATGTTTAGTGGTGGAAAAGATTCCACTGTTTGTTTAAATATGACATTAGAAGTTGCTAAAGAAAGAAATAAGTTACCTTTACAAGTTTACTTTTTTGATGAAGAAGCAATACCTTATGAAACTATTGAATATGTAGAAAGAGTTGCTGATCTCCCTGAAATTAAAATGAACTGGTTGTGTTTACCTGTAAAACATAGAAATGGTTGTAGCAGAAACAATCCACATTGGTGGCCATGGGCACCTGAAGATAAAGAAAAATGGTGTAGACCATACCCAACACATCCAAGTGTTATTGGATTAGATGACATACCTAATTTTCCACGCAAAATTGAAGAAAGACCTACAGTTCCTGAATGCAATGGTCTTTTGTTTCCACCACAAGATTGGGGCGAAGTTGGTATTATTATGGGCATAAGGTCAGAAGAAAGCTTGATGCGTTACAGAACAATTTTACAAACAAGTGAAAAAAGATATGAAGATTACATGATAAATCTAAAATCTAAAACTGCATTAGCTAACTGCGTAAAAGTATGTCCTATATACGATATGAAAACTGTTGATGTATGGAGTGGTCCTAAAAAATTTGGTTGGGATTACAACACAACGTATGACATATTAGAAAAAGTAGGTCTTACACATTTGCAACAAAGGTGTGCACCCCCATATGGTGAAGAACCTATGCGTGGTTTATGGCAGTACTCAATAGCTTTTCCTAAGTTATGGGAAAAAATGCAAAACAGGGTGCCAGGAAGTGCAACAGCAGCAAGATACGCTAATACAGAACTTTATGCATTTGGTGGTTTGCCTGATAAACCTGCAGACACTTCTTGGGAAGAATTCATACAATATTTTTTAAATAAACATCCTGAACCCTATCGTTCTAAAATTGCACAAGTTATAAATGACTTTGTGAAAAACCATTATAAAAAAACGTCAGAGCCTATGATGGGTACACATCATCATGACAGTGGTATAGGTTGGAAGTTTTTATTGCGTATAGCTATGCGTGGTGATTTTAAAGGTCGTAAACAACCTATGTTTACTAATAATAAAAAACAATATGCAGCACAGAAAAAAGCATATGAGGTAGAAAGACATGGTCAAAAAAGGTAAAGATAAACAACCAATTAACTCAATGCAGTGGATAGAAAGGTCTAAGTTAACAGCAAATGACTACAACCCAAATAAAGTTGCACCAGTGGAGTTAGAGCTTCTTAAAACAAGCATTAAATTATGTGGGTGGACACAACCAATTGTCATAAGAAGCACATATGAAATTGTAGATGGTTTTCATAGATGGACAGTATCAGGTGATAAAGATATCTTTGATCTCACAGATGGTTTTGTGCCTGTAGTTTTTCTTGATGAAATGGTAGATGAAGCACAACAAATGTGTGCAACCATAATTCATAACAGAGCAAGAGGTAATCATGGAATATTACCTATGACTGGCATAGTTAGAAAAATGAAAGAAAAACATGACTATACAGATGAACAATTAATAGATTTATTAGGCATGGAACAAGAAGAAATAGACAGGTTATATGATTATTCGCCGATGACTGATAAGGGTTCACAAGAAGAATTTACTAAAGGATGGGTTCCTGATGTTGAAGGTAGAGAGTTTGATTAGATGGGCATGGTAGGAGAGCACCACACCCACTAAAAATTACGACCAAGCTTTTGATTGGTAACGTAAATCGCAATGATTTTCCTGTGAATGCAATAGTGCATCATATAGAAAATCTGTATCTAGTTTGTTAGCAATATAACCATCTAAGATACAATTAAAGTAACCTTGACTAGGTTCTCCATATTCAGTTCTGTTCATAGAATAAAACATAACATCAGTATTATCTCCAAAATCATCTGCAAGTTTTCCACCCATCTTGATTGTGAAGTATTCTTTTCTATACAGATGTGGATAGCCCTCAAATATATCTAAGGCTTGTTCACACTTATCGGTGATATCCCATAAAACACCTTCCACAGAATCATTAGTGCTTGGCACAATATCAGCAACACCTTTAAACACTAGTTTGTAATTAGGCATACTAAACTTAACTACAGGCACTGCATTGGGACATCTATATTTCATATTATCTATATTTAGGTTAGCACCATAGGCAAAATAAAACATTACACACTCCTCATAATAAGACCATGTCTAGCAAGGTCATCCACAAAATGATGTGGGTATTCATATCTAATAACATAACCAAACTGCACATTGATTCTACTAGCTGTATCTTGTAACCAGTCTTGAAAACAAGAACTTGGTGCTAGTGATAACTCATATAGTGCATAAGCAATATCTTCTTTGGTGAAACCTCTAAGTATTCCACCACCTTTTACTGTGTACTCTAACTGCATAATTCTCTCCTTCTTTTTGTGAAAAATCTTTTTACTTGTGCATCTACCAAACTATTCTCTACTTGTCCTAAACCTTTTAACATAAGACTAATTTTGTCCATGTATGCATTCTTACAATCAAATCTTTTTACCTTGACACTTCTTACTTGGTCAGCTGCTTGAACCATAGTCATAACTAACTTTAACCAGTTGGAGATCTTAGCTTTATCAGTCGTACCTGCATGATGTCTGAACTCAATAGTTCCATGCTTCCAAAATGAATCAATGTTTAATTTTGTATATCTAGTACCAACATGTCTAGAAATTTCTCTAGCACTTTTTAAAGAATCAATTACATCAAAAGCATTTTTAAGATTGTCACCATATGTGAAACAACTTACTGTTGATTTACAGTATGTATTGTTAGACCTTCTTCTAGAATATGGCATAACATTGTCAATAGCTTCTTCAAATTTACAATATCTTTTGTAAAGATTTCTAAAGTTTTTAATCTTCCAGTTGTTAACACCAACGTGTACATGCAACCCACAAGTTCTGTTGATAGTAGCACCAGTGTTATTGATAGCATCTAGGACTAACATCAAATTGTTGTAACCCTCTTCGCCTTCTAGTATTGGTGATACTACTTCTAGACCGTAACCATGACCACTTACTGATGAATCAGTTTTAAGTCTCCATTTGCTAGAATCACAATCACTGTAACTAGCACAGTACATTCTAATTGAAGCATTATTGTTTAGTAGATAGTTGTTGATTTCTTCTACTGTTGTTCTTTGATTGTTTTCAGCTATGAATTCAATCTCAACTCCAAAAGTTCTATTATTATCAAATGTCATTTTTTTCTCCTTTTCAAATATCATTTCAATGTAGTTATAATAACAACTACAGTTATAAATACAACCCTCTATGACAAAAAAACTATACTTTTTTTATACCCACCAAATAGGCTTGTCTGTACCTTTTTCCCATTTAGCGTAATGCTTTTCTGCAATCATGTATTTACGATAAGCATTTACATGGTCATTTGGATTTTTGTATTCGTCAGGCATTGCTTGTGCAAATTTCGTGAGATCACCTTCTTGTATATTCATGGGAAATATTTTTAAACCATCCCACAGCTTAGTCCATGAAGCATGATATTTTCCATAACGTAAATAGTATTCTTCACATAATGTTATGAAGTGTATTAACAACCATCTGTAATTTTCATGTGACTCTCTTGCCCATATAGTACATGGGTGATTGTAATAAGCTTTTTTATACAAACCTTTTTCAACACAGTATTTATCAGGTGACAAATATCTATGTGCAGTTGAAAGCATTTGTGCTGTTTCTAATGGCATCTTTACAATTAACTTATCAGGTAATGCTCTAGCTGATTGTTCAGGACAATTCTCTACTGCAAATATATTCATGTAACCACCTCACCTGTAACCTTATCTATAACACATAAGACACCAAAGTTATTCTTAAGAATCCATACAGTATTTTTTTCTTCTGATAGTTCTTCAAATGGGTAACAGTGTTCATTCATAACTGAGCCTATGTCTTCTATATAGCAAGACCATTGATGTGAAGCTTGTGCAAATGTTTTAGCTTTCATATTACACCCACCCCCTATACTTATTGCCCCATAAGTCTGTATGTAATGGTGGCTCTACATATTCTTGGTCATACCACTGGTATATTTCTTTTTTGTGTTCTATCCAGTCACTGCCATGTATGCACTGCATTTGTATATCAGCTTCTTTGTAACCAAAAGTATCTACATGGTTTGGGTAATCAGTTTTAAGTAATTTCATTACTATAGATGTTCTATTCATATTTTTCTCCTTATAAATTTCAAATATCAATAGTTGTAATTATAAACATTATAAAAGATATTGCAAACCCATTTTGTATATTTATATTTATATATGCTAGACTACAGAGATAAAGAGGGATTTATTGGATAATTTTTAGTGGCTAAAACAATTAAACTTACAAAAGAACTTGCTGAAAAAATAAGAACTGAATTTGTACAGGGTATAGATTTAGGAAGTACTGAACGTAAGTATCAAACTATAGATGCACTGGCGATCAAACATAAGATTGCAAGAAGTACATTATATAAATGGTCACAAAAAGAAAGTTGGAAATCCCAACAAGAACGCTTTCATGATGAGTTTATGCAGAAACTTGATGCAGAACGACAGAAGGAAATGGTTAAAGAATCTAAGACACTAGATGACAACTCTTTAACTATGGCAAAGTTTATGTTTAATGAGATAGGAATGATATTTCAAGATAATGCAATGAAAAGACAACAAGGTGTACCTACAATGACAACCCAAATGTTGAACCAAATAGCAACAGCTAGTCTACAAGCACAAAAGCTAGGCAAACTTGCGTTAGGTGAATCAACAGAAAACATGAGATTAAATGCAGAAGTTACAGACACAGATGCCTTCAGAGAAGCTATGGAACTGCTTGACTCGGTTGCAAGAGCAAAGTCAGAAGAAAGCGATAACCCTATACACTAAGTGGCTTAAAACAGCTAGACCTAAACAGATAGCACCACATAAAGACTTTTTTATATGGTTAATACTTGCAGGTCGTGGTTGGGGTAAAACAAAAACTGGTGCACAAGACATTGCTATATACGCAATGAAACACCCAAACGTAATATGTGCAGTTGTGGCTCCAACATTTGGTGATTTGCGCAGAGTTTGTTTTGGTGGTCCATCAGGATTGCTTTCTATAATACCTAGTGAATGTTGTGACACTTCTTTTGGCACTAATGGTTTTGCAAGTGCAAACATGGAAATAAGACTAGCTAATGGTTCTAAGATTGTGGGTTATGCAGCAGTAAGTCCTGAACGACTTCGTGGACCACAGTTTCATAGAGCATGGTGTGACGAATTAGCTTCTTGGCAGTACCCTGAAGCCTTTGACCAGTTAATGTTTGGTCTTAGGTTGGGTGACAAACCACAATGCTTAATAACTACTACACCCAAGCCAATCAAAATATTAAAAGACCTTATAGTTAGAAAAGATGTACATTTAACAAAGGGTAATACTTTTGAAAATCAAGAAAACCTAGCAGATAGTGCGTTAGAAATGATGCGTGAAAGATATGAAGGTACTGCATTAGGTAGACAAGAATTGTATGCAGAAATATTAGATGATGTAGAGGGTGCTTTATGGAACAATGCAATGATTGAGTCAACAAGGCTAAACAAAGAAGAAGAAAGAGATTTACAACAAATTATAGTAGCTGTAGACCCTGCTGTAACTACAGGAGACAACAGTGATGAAACTGGCATCATGGTAGTAGGCAAAGATAGAAATAACGAGTATTATGTATTAGAAGACTTATCAGGAAGACATACTGCTGATAGTTGGGGTAGAATAGTATTAAATGCTTACTATGAATGGGAAGCAGATAGAATAATAGCTGAAGTTAATAATGGTGGCGACTTAGTAGAGAAGGTTATTAGAGACAAAGACTCTAATGTTTCTTACAGGTCAGTTAGAGCTACAAGAGGTAAGATGTTAAGAGCAGAACCAATTGCAGCACTATACGAGCAGAAGCGTGTACATCATATGGGTATATTTGCAGATTTAGAATCACAAATGTGTTCATATGTGGGTCAGCTTAAACCAAGTCCTGATAGGTTAGATGCTTTGGTTTGGGGATTGACTGAACTTAGCAAATCTAAAGGACAAGTAAACTGGAGAATAAGCTAATGGCAAATCAAACTTTCTTACAAAGATTATTTAATAATCAACCTAAAGTAGAACAAAAAAATTCAAACATGATGGGTTACTTCGGTGTAGGCACTGAAGAAGCAAAAACTTACAAATACGCAGATTTAGCAAAAGAAGGTTATCTTAAAAATGCAATTGTTTACAGATGTGTGAATGAAATATCTAAAGGTGCAAGTGCTGTGCCTTTTATAGTTAAATCAGGAGATCAGATAATTGAACAACATCCACTTATTGACCTACTTAACAGACCCAATCCTCTACAATCCTACTCAGAGTTTTTTAATAGCCTTTTCGGTTATGTGTTGCTTAGTGGTAATGCTTATATCCTTAAAGTAGGAAGTGAACTTGGTACACCAAAAGAATTACATCAATTAAGACCTGACAGAATTAACATTAAAGGAAGTGGAAATGCTATACCTGAAAAGTATGAGCATGTTATTAATGGCAGGGTGCAAGATACATATTTAGTTGACCAAGAAAATGGCTATAGCGAACTTAAACACGTTAAGCTATGGAATCCATTAGATGATTATTATGGTTTAAGTCCCATGAGTGCCGCTGCTGTAGAAGTAGACCAGTTCAATATGTCTAGTAAACATAATGTTAATCTATTACAGAATGGAGCAAGACCAAGTGGAGCAGTTATATTTAAACCACAAGATGATGCAGGGTTTGCAGTAAACTTATCTGAATCACAAAGACAACAATTACTTACAGACCTTAATAACAGATTTAGTGGTGCAGGTAATGCAGGTAGACCCATGTTATTAGAAGGAGACTTTGACTGGAAAGAAATGGGCTTGAGTCCAAAAGATATGGACTTTCTTAATTTAAAAAATATGAGTGCTACAGATATAGCTTTATGTTTTGGTGTTCCTTCACAATTGGTAGGCGTTCCTGATTCACAAACCTATAGTAACGTAGCAGAAGCAAGACTTGCTCTGTATGAAGAAACAATTATTCCACATTTAAGAAAAATATCATCTGACCTTAATGAATGGTTAGTTCCTATGTTTGATGACAGACTTACTCTTGAGTTTGATATAGACAATATTCCAGCATTAGCAGAACGTAAAAGAAAAACATACGAAAACGTAACAAGTGCAGTAAGAGAAGGCATTATGACGCGTAATGAAGCTAGACAAATTATAGGTCTAGAACCTATCAAAGGTGCTGATGAACTATATGTATCAGCTAATCTGTTCCCTATCGGTGACGAAGGTGTAGTGCAACCTGAAAACCCAATAAATGAAGAAGATTTAGAAGATTATGAGGAAGAAGACGAAGATATAGAAGATATTGATAAAGAACTAGAAATGCTCTTACACGAAGAAAAAGCACTGGCTGATATTAATACAACACCTAACAACTCTATGGCAGAAGAAGCAGCTAGAGGTTTGCAATGGAGAAAGAAATTTAAAAGAGGTGGTACAACAGTTGGTGTAGCTAGAGCCAATCAATTAATTAATAAAGAGCGTCTATCTATATCAACAGTTAAAAGAATGTACAGCTTCTTTAGTAGGCATGAAGTAGACAAACAAGCACAAGGATTTAAACAAGGGCAAGAAGGTTATCCAAGTGCAGGAAGAATTGCTTGGGCTCTATGGGGTGGTGATGCAGGTTTCACATGGTCTAAAAAAGTCAGAGATCAAATAGAAAGAGAATCAAAAGCAGAAGCTAACAGTGTGAAGGTTGGAGATATGGTTTCTTGGAACTCTAGTGGTGGTACAGCAAGGGGTAAAATAACTAAGATAGTAAGAAGTGGAACTTTAGCAGTTCCAAA